CACAGAAGCAAGAGCAGGTGCTTATGCAGATGGGTGCAAACAATCCAATGGTCAGCATGTCTCAGTATCGCAACACGCTTGCTAAGATTGCTGAACTATCTGGGTTTAAAGATGCTAGTCAATTCTTCGCGCCTTCCGAGCAGATTGAAGCCGCACTGGCACAGCAGGCACAAGCTGCTGCACAGGCTGGGCCACAGCAAGACCCAGCTATTGCCCTTGAGATGCAGAAGATGCAGGCGAAGATGCAGATGGAACAACAGAAGATGCAGATGGAGTTTGACCTCAAGAGAGAGAATATGGCTGCGGAGCTTGAGCTACGTCGTCAGGAGCTTGAGTTTGAGCGTCAGTTGCGACTTGAGCAAATCCGCTCTGGACTTGATGCGTCAACAAATCTTCCTCGCGTATAAGTTCTTGCGCGTAAAGCATTGTGTTGCTATTTTGCAACAGTAGAGGAGACTACTGATGGATGAAGGCAAGAGAAGGGAAGAACAAAACAGGGGTGAACGCGCAAAGGCATTGATGCGCGAACCTCTGATTGTAGAGGCGTTTAATGTTCTTGAGGAAAAGTACATGAGCGCACTGAAAGATTCCTCGTCATCGCAAGATGAACGAGAAACGCTCTTTCAAATGTACCAAGCACTAATGGTGGTGCGAGGCCATTTGTCAGAAGTCATCGAGACAGGTGACTTAGCGAAACTGGAGTTAAACTCCTAAAGAATCCGTAGAGGAGATAAAAGATGAGTGACGAACCTAGTACCCTGTTAGGAGCTGGTGAATCTCTAAACAAAGGTCAAGCTGTTGACCTTCTCTTGAATACCAACGCCCCTGAAGAGGCAAGCGAAGATACTCAAGAGCCTGTAGCTGAAGTTGAAGAGGTTGTTGAAACCGATGAAATGGAAGCGACATCCGAAGATGAGTTTGAGGCAGAGGATGCAGAAGAGCTACCCGAAGCTGATGAGGAATATGAGGATGATGACGAAGAGTATGATGTTGATGAGTCAGAGGTCGAAGAGGTCTTAGACGAGGAGTCATACTACACTGTGAAGGTTGATGGTGAAGAGAAGAGCGTCAGCGCAGACGAACTTGTCAAATCTTATCAGTTGGAGCAGGCTGCACAAAAGCGTATGCAAGAAGCCGCAGAGGTTCGCAAAACCTCAGAAGCAGAAGCACAGGCTTTATCGCAGCAGCGTGAGCAATACGCTCAGGCTTTGCAATCGTTGCAAGCACAGTTGGATACTGCTGGTGAGCAGCCCCAAGAGTATTGGGATACTCTCTACAGTGAAGACCCAATGGAGTATATGCGTCAACGTGAGGCCCAACGTGACCGTAAGGAAGCGATGGAAAAAGTAAACGCTGAACAAGCGCGCATACAAGAAGAGCAGCAAAATGAAGCAATGCAGCAACGCCAGAGTCTTCTAGCAGAGCAACAGGAAAAACTCCTTGAAGCCCTACCAGAATGGAAAGACCCTGAAGTTGCACAGAAACAGAAGCAAGAAATTGTTAGTTACGCTCAACGCACGTTGGGCTTTAGCGAACAAGAAGTTTCTAACATTGCAGATGCTCGTGGTGTCCTTGCTATTCGCAAGGCCTATCTTTACGACCAGCTTATGGCTCAAAAGCCTGCGGCTCAAAAGAAAGTAAAGAAAGCTCCTAAGGTAACCAAGTCAGGCAAACCAGCGACCAAAGCTCAGAGTAACGCAAAGCGTAATAAACAGGCACTTGAGCGCCTAAACAAAACTGGCAGCAAAGATGCTGCTGTGGATTTATTACTTGAGAGAATGAGGTCTTAAAATGGCTACTTTTACTACTACCAACGCTGTTGGTGAGCGGGAAGATTTAAGCGACGTAATCACTCGCATCGACCCTGATGAAACCCCCATCTTTTCTGCTCTGAAAAAAGAGACGGGAAATGGCGTATTTGTCGAATGGCAGGTACAAGAACTGGCTGCTGCTGTAGCAAACAACCACCAGAACGAAGGTGCTGACGCTACTTATGATACGCCGACTGCCACCACTCGCTTGGGCAACTACATGCAAATCTCGCAAAAAGATGCACAAGTTTCTGGTACTCTGGACGCTGTTGATAAAGCAGGCCGCGACAAAGAAGTTGCCTATCAGAAAGTTCTGAAAGGTCTTGAGCTTCGTCGTGACATCGAGAAGTATCTGCACTCGGATACAGCCCGTAGTGGTTCTGACCCGCGTAAAGCTGGTACTTTGTCAAGCTGGATTACCAACGTATCTATCGCTGGTGACGAAACTGCTTTCAATGCAGGTGTTGGTTCTGGTACGCACGTTCCTTCTATGGACGGTACGAATCGCACCATGACTCTTGCTATGATTGACACTGCCATGCAAGCTGCTTACACCGATGGTGGTCAGCCAAACATGCTCGTCGTATCACCTGCCAAGAAAGCTGCTTTCAGTGACCTGAACAGCGGTTCAGTTGCAACCAACCAAATCAACTACACTGCTCCTCGTGAAGCAGCTATCGTTGGGTCGGTTTCGCTGTATCTGAGCGACTTTGGTCAGCTTGACGTTGTAATCGACCGCTTTGCTGAGGATGACCGTGTGTATCTTTTGGACAGCGACTATGCTTCCATCTGCACACTGCCAAACCGTAACTTCACCGTTCAAGAAATGGCGAAGACGGGTGACTCTGAGAAATTCCAAATTATCACAGAGTTCACGCTGAAAGTTTCAGCACCGAAAGCACACGGCGCTGTTTACAATCTGTCGTAAGTGTTGAGGGGGTAGCTTCGGCTACCCCCGTTCACTTTAGGGGAGAAAGATGAAGAAAAAACTTGTACAAAAAGATGCGGTCACGGGGAAAGAAACGTGGGCGCATTTTGACGAAAGTGGAAAGATTATTTTTGAAAGCAGTCAGGATGTTAGCTCCTTGCTTTCTCGCAACGCAGCAGAGCGTAATGAGTATCGCTCAAACTCGTTGATTGGAGATACGCAGCGTCACCAACAGAAGGTTGCGGAAATACCCACAGCGTTGTATCATCAGCTAATCCAAGAGCTAGGCCAGCCGAAAGATAATCCTACTGGTTGGAAGAAGTGGCTTAATGAATACGATAATCGGTTTTTTAGAACCAGTGGCGGTACAGTATAATGGCAATCACAAATTACTCCGAGCTAAAGACATCTATCGCCAACTTCTTGGCTCGTGATGATTTGACCGCGCAGATACCTGATTTTATTTCTATTGCTGAGTCTCGTATGTCTCGTGAGATGAACGCTCGTAGCCAAGAAAAACGCGCCATAGCGACTCTTACGGGTGGTGACGCATATGTATCCTTGCCAACTGATTTACGCTCTATTCGCCTTGTAAAGCTAAACACTTCCCCAAAGGAAGTTCTTGAGTATTACACACCAGCAAAGTTGGATGAGCTTTACGCAAGTAATGCTCAGGGAAAGCCCCGCGCCTACACAATCATTGGTGGTGAGATTAAGTTTGCCCCAGAGCCTGACTCTGCTTACACGGCAGAGATTGTGTACATGGAGGGCATACCAGACCTTTCAGACAGCAACACAACAAACGAAATTTTAACTCGTCACCCAGACGCATATCTCTATGGCGCTTTAGCCTCTGCTAGTGTATATCTAATGGATGACCAGAAAACGACTGTGTATGAGCAGTTGTTTACACGGGCTATTGACGAAGTTAAGCGCGAAGAAGAGCGCAGCAAGCAAGCTGGTTCTGCTCTTCAAATGAAATCTGACTATGGAGAACTAACATGAGCGCAATGAGTGATTATCTTGAGAACAAGTTTCTCGACCATTTTCTTGGTACGTCTAGCACGTCGTCGCCATCTAATGTTTACGTTGCGCTTCACACTGCTGACCCTACTGATGCTGGCACAGGCACAGAGGTAAGCGGTAACGGCTATGCGCGTCAGACTATTGCTTTTGCTGCATCCTCATCTGGAACGGCATCCAATAGCGGTGCTGTTGAGTTTCCTGCCGCCTCTGGTGGTGACTTCGGTACGGTTACCCATATCGGTCTTTGGGACGCATCAACCTCTGGAAACTTGCTTTTCCACTCAGCCCTGACCACCTCAAAAACTATCGCTGACGGTGACATCTTTAAGATTGCTGCATCAGGTATTGACATTACGGCAGCCTAGATATGGCTGACATTGTAGGGCCAAATCTTGAGCAGCTTGATAATTGGGGTCATTTAGAGCAAATCCCGAATCAGCCGCTTGATGCTGCGTTTTGGAACACATTGGCCTTGCGTGAAGGTGAGGCTACACCTTCTGTATCTGCTACATTATCTTCTTCTGCTATCAGGATTCAGTTTGGCGCTGCTGCACCGTCTGCGTCTGCTACTGTTACGCCAGAAGGCATACGCATACAATTCGGTGAGGGTAACACAAATGTTACCGCCACTATTACCGCAGATGGTATTCGGGTTCAGTTTGGTGCGTCTCTCGTAGTCGGCCCAGCCACAATGACTGCTGCTGGTGGTATTCTCGCAACTGGCTCTGCAACCCTAGACACTCAGGCTCTTATGAGTTCTGTGGCTACTGGTGAGTTTGTCGGCGCTGCTGCTTTGTCTGCACTCGTTACATTTACTGAAACAGATGTAGAGATTTTGGGCGAAGACTGGTCTATAGTAACAGAAGAAGGCGAAACGTGGTCAGAGGTTTCAGAAGGAACAGAAATCTGGACTGTTGTTTCTGAAGGCTCTGAGAGTTGGAATGTACAATGATTAAACTAGGACAATTTTTACCTGACCAACCACCGTATCAGAACGCGGGAGCAACTGTTGCTACTAACGTAGTGCCAGCGGCTAACGGTTATAGCAACCTGCCCGATGTACTTCCCTTTTCTGGTGCGTCTAACAAATTCATTAGGGGCATGTTTGCTGCAAAAGATGACTCTGCTTCTGCTGCAATTTATGTCGGAGACGAAAACTCTCTTTATAAATTTGACGCTACTGACTCTAGCTTAGATGATATTTCCAAAACATCTGACGCATCTTACACAACTGGTGATGGTTACTCTTGGCGCTTTGTTCAGTTCGGGGAAGCCGTAATTGCAACTAACTACAGCGACCCAATACAAACAATAACCGCTGCTGGTGGTGGTCGCTTTGCTGACTTGGCTGGGACTCCGCCGAAAGCAAAGTTTATTGCGGTTGTGCGTGACTTTGTAATGTGTGGTTACACTAACGATAGCACTGATGGAGAAAAGCCTTATCGTGTTCGTTGGTCTGGTATTGGTGACTATGATAGCTGGGCTGTGAGCGCAAACACACAAGCTGACTTTCAGGACATTTCAGACATGGGTTCTGTCACTGGACTTGTTGGTGGTGAGTATGCAACTATTTTAATGGAGAAGGGTATTGTACGAGCGCAATATGTTGGCTCTCCGCTTGTGTTTGAATTTGACAAGGTTCAACTACAGCGCGGTTGTAAAATTTCTGGTTCAGTTGCCTCTGTTGGTCGCAATGTATTTTATCTTTCTGATGATGGCTTTTATGTATTTGATGGTCAGTCTTCCAAACCTATTGGCGCGGAAAAGATAAACAGATATTTTTTGAAGAGGTTTCAGTCAAATAACTCTGCTCGAATGAGCGCCGTTGTTGACCCCTCTCGTCAGATTGTTGTCTGGTCTTATCCTAGTGTTGACTCTGGGGATGGCTCACCTGATGAGTTGATTATTTATAACTATGCAACGGATAGCTGGAGTACTGCTAACATTGGTTTGGATGCTATGGCTTCCCTATTCACTGCTGGTTATACTCTTGAAGGTCTTGCTACTATTTCTGGCAATCTGGACACTCTCCCTAGCTCACTTGACTCAGCTGTTTACAAGGGCGGAGAGTTTTTCTTTGCTGGCGCAAAGGATAAAAAGATTCAAACATTCACTGGCGAAAACCTTGATGCTATTGTGGAGACTGGCGAGTTTGATTTGCAGGCGGGTCGTAGCTCCCTTGTCAATAATATTATTCCGTATGTTGAAAATAGTAGCGGCACAACTGCTACAATTACTGCACAGGTTGCTTCTCGTGACTCTAACAATGCTGAGGTTAGCTTTGGTGCGGCTTCGACGCTGAACAGTGACAATTTCTGTCCTGTTCGCTCATCTGGTCGCTTTCATCGTGTGCGATTAAACTTGAGCGGCAACTGGACAAATGTGCAGGGTGTTGATGTTGACGGTCAGATTAGGGGTCGTCGCTAATGGCTAATCAGTTCCGCAATCTTCCCAAAGAGGGTGGTTCACCGCGTCAGATTTCTGAGGTGGTGAACAATATTATGGAGGGTAAGATTAACAGCACTGGCACGTTTACGGCAGTAAGCGGTACTACGTCAACGACTGTTATTGACCGTCGTGCAAGTGTTAATAGTGTAATTTTGTTTACGGGTTTGGACTCTCATTACTATGATGTTGACCCATATATAAGCTCTCGTTTGAATGGCAGTTTTGTTGTTGGTCACAAGAACCACGGACACGATAGCAACCTTGCCTATGTTATTATCGGTTAAAGGAGATAACCATGACAGAAATGACAGCAAAGGATTATGCCAAGATAGGTTTTGATGAGTTTTTGCAATCCTCGGACAAAGAGTTTCCTTTTGAGTTTGACGATATATGGTTATTTCTTGAGCAAAAGAGAGCTAAGGAAAGCTGGCGAGAAAAAGTAACTGTTTTCGAAGACGAATTAAAGGAAACAGAAGAGGCTTTGGGGGAAAACATGCTGAATGTTATTATGCCTGTAGAGCATAGGTTTACGGAAAAACAATACATAAGGGAGTTTAGAGCGCCTGCTGGTCATACCGTTGTAAGTAAGATACACAACACCAATCATCCTATATTTCTTCTTGAGGGAGAGGTTACAATAATAGAGGAATCTGGTAAAAAAAGAGTTAAAGCGCCTTACTATTCAATAACTGAGGTTGGAACAAAAAGAGTCGTTATTGTTCACGAAGACTGTTTTTTTGTAACAGTTCATCCATCGGAAAAAACAAACATATTTGATGTAGAAGAAGAAGTTATAGCAAAATCTTTTAAAGATGTTAATATAGAGCCGAAAAACTCATCATCTATTGATGGGTTCATAGAGCAAGTTAGGAACGTAATATGAGTTGGGCAGCTATAGGAGCAGCAACTATAACTGTAGCGGGTTCTCAAATGGGTGGCGGCGGCGCTAGTCAGGCGGGAACATCTACGCAGCAAACAGCCCCGCCAAGCTACCTAGCTGGTGAATACGATGCGCTTGCAGGACAGATTCAAGACATCAGGCAAAGGGGTCTTCTTGAGGACATCCAAACCTTATCTCCTTATGAGCGCGCGCTTGTAGACAAGGGCATGGCTCGTGCCGCTGCTGCTGACCCGTTTCAGGCTGCTGGTGAACGTGCCGTATCTGGGCTTCTTGGGGGCGGTGGTCTTCTCGATGAGGCGGCTCAAATGTATCGAGGCACAACTGGCTCAACAATGGAATCCCCAGAGTTTCTGGCAGCAAGTCAACGTGCGGTTGAGCGGGCGATGCGTCCCGTCACATCTCAGTTTGCTGCTGGTGGTCGCTTGGGTAGTAGAGCATTTGCCGACGCATTAGCTGATGCGAGTTTTGGGGCTATGTCTCCTCTGGCCTTGCAGGCTAGGCAACAGGATATATCGGCAGACCTGTCTAGGGCTTCTGGTCTTGGTGGTCTTGCTGGTCAACGCACAGTTGATGTTGGCGCGGGCCTCACAGGTGCTTCTGCTGTTGGGGCTATGCCCTTTGAAAATATTCAGCGCGGTCTTGGCCTCGGCGGTCTATTGAGCGGAGAGGAGTATGCGCTTCGACAAGCTCCCGTCACTGCAACGCAAAGGCTTTCTGATATTGTTCGAGGCTCTACTGTCGGCAGTAATGTAACTCAACCACTATATGCTCCTTCATCAGGCAGCTTGGCTGGCGGTGCTTTGATGGCATCAGCCCCTCAGCTTGGTAAGGCATTTGGCAATTATATGGACAACAGGTCTAACATACCCGAAGCGTCATATAATACAGGCATTGATTTAGGCGGGTCTTCTGCGTTCTCAGTACCTGTGCCAGACTTTAGTGATTTATATTTTGGTGAAAATTAAAATGGCTATTGACCCTAGAATGTTGCGGAACTTGAATCTGCCCTCCCTTGAGAATCTTCAAGCTCGAATGAATCCGATGGAGCAAAGTGCTGCCCCGCAGGGTTTACTCCCTTCTAATCAAGGAGTCGGCTCTGGGCTTCTTGGTGGAGTTCAAAGGTTTGCTGGTCGTGTTGGTGAAGCTGTAGCACCTGTAATACCTCAAGCCGCTAGGAATATTGCCGACATGGCTCGATTTACTGCCATGCAAAGGGCTAGTATGCCATCTTTGGTGACGGCTCAAGACTTAGATAAATTACGCCCCATTGACCCTGTTGCCATTGCCGCTCAGTTGCCAACTCTTCGCGCCGCTGAAGAAGAAGCTGTGCAAAAGCCTATGCTTGATGCGCTGAAAGCTCAAGCTGATTTGGCTAGGGCAAAAGGCTCTAGGCGTTCGGCCTCAATGAAGCATCCAACCAAGCATGTAGACAGGGAGACAGGCAGAGAGTTTATGGCTTTGTTTGATGAGCGTACTGGTAAGTTTTTTGACCCTTCTACAAACACCATACTTGATAGTGAGCGCTATGAACTCGCCGAAAGTGCTGGTATGAAATCAAAAAAAATGCCTTCCTTTGGTGAGATGCTAAAGCTAGATGAGCAAATTCAAGACGATGCAAATGCAATTCGTTCTGTCAAAAGATTTAGAAACAGTTTGTCTCAAATGGAGTTTGGCCTAAAGGGTAAGGTTGATGATGTTACTGCTGGTATTAAAAACTTCTTTAAAGGTGCAGACTCTAAGTTAAGCACGAGAGAGTTTTATCGCAGTCTTAGTAGGGCCGAGCAACAGGGAATTTTAGGTCAAATCAGAGAGTCTGTCGTTGGCGGTGGCGTAATGACAGAGTTTGACGCTATTCGTGTTCTTGAAAGAATGGGTGGCGATGTTGGTAGCCTTATGTCAGCAAATCCTGAAGTTTTTGGTCGGGCAACAAAAGATATTATGAACGATATTTACCGAAAGGCAGAGCGAAGAATTATGTATTACAATAAGGGCGCGGCTCAACATGATTTTGATGAAATAAACCTTGAGCTTCTTGTGTCTGATGTCCCCGATACCAACTTGGGCGGAAGCCTGACTAGTGACGTTGACCAGCTTTTAAAAAAGTATGAATAGGAATATTTTTAATGGCAACTTTACGACAACTTGAGGCGGCTTTAAAAAAAGCGGATGCGGCTGGTAACGTAGAGGATGCCCGCGCATTTGCTGCTGAAATTAGACGAATGAGGTCTGAAACAGAAACACCTGAGCTTAGGGATAGTGTTGGTTTATCAAAGCAGCAAAGCCCGTTTTCTGTTTTATCTGACGCTGTTTCTGATATGTTTGAGGTTAGCGAAGAATCTCGCAAGATGGCTCCTAATCTTTCAGGCGCTTTTCAACCACTTGGCCCTCGCACAGAGGAGGCTCAAGCCCTTGACCTTCTCGCCTTGCAAGGGTTGACGCTTGGACTTCCCGCAAAGGGGTTGTCTGCTGTTGGCGTTGAAGGCCCACAAGAAGCTGTAGAGGCGGCTCGTGAGCTTACTGGTGGATATGGCACGGCATCCGAAGCGCTAGGAACTGTTCCATCTGCCTTGGCAACTGGTGGTGGTGGTTTGTTGGCTCAGATGGGTAAGGGAGCAGCATATGGCACAGCCGCAGGATTAGGCTTATCTGAAAGGGGTCAAGAAGCGACTGGTGCTACAGTTGGTGGCGTTATTGGCGGATTAGCTCCGCCTGCATTGTCGTTGCTTGGAGTTCCTTTGCGCGTAGCTGCTGCTACTCCAGCTTATATTAGGGGTTTAACAAAGTCCCCAGAAAAAAGAGCGGTTGAGCGCATTGTTGAGCAAATGGATGCGGCTGGAATTACGCCAGATGAAGTTGCAAAGCGTGTTGGTGAAAAAGGGCCAATTACTTTTGCAGAGATTGCAACAACTCCATCTCTTCGTGAGGGGCTTCAGACTATTGTAGGAGAGGCCGCTGCGCCTAGGGGGGCAGCAAGAACTGCTGTTAGCAAACAATTAGCTGCTCGTGAAGCGGGACGGATAGATAGATTAACCGCTGAAATGGCAGACTTGCCAGACCAATCAGTTGATGAAACTATTGGCTCTCTTTCTACATTACGCACTCAGAAATCTGACCCCTTATACGAAGAGGCTATGGAGTTTAACCCCACTGGTTTTGGCGCTCGTCAGGAACTTATGAGTACGATAGACCCAGTATCAGGAAAAAGTTTGAAGGAGGTTGCTTCTCTTCCTAACGTATCAAAAGCTATTTCTGAGGCGAAAAAAATATTAAAGAACGAAGGCTATAAAATTCCAAAGATAAACAGGTTTGTTACAAAAAATCCGAAGCAAGAAACGCCAGAGGTAATGCGTGTTTTTGATTTGGCAAAGCGCGAGCTTGATGATGAAATATCAGTTGCAGCAAAAGCAGGAAGAAACAATCAAAAAAGAATATTGAAAAAGCAGAGAGACCAGTTGGTTCGTATATTGGATGATGTTAATCCGCGATATGCTAACGCTCGTGGAGCTTTTGAAGAATACTCACAGCTTATTAAAGCTGCCGAAGACGGTGCTAATATTTTGGCGGCTGGTGAGAAACGCATGAAACCAAAACAGATTTCTAAGTTTCTTTCTGGCGCAACGGATGCTCAAAAAGAAAACTTTAGGATTGGCGTTTCTCAGTCCGTAAGGGACAAGCTTGCTGATAACAAGATTAATGAGTTAAAAAAACTTTTGGAAACTAAACAGCTTTCAGCTTTGCGTGCTGCTTGGCCTGACTCAAAATCTTTCTCAAAGTTTGAAAGAGTTTTGCGTAAAGAAATAGACATGGCTGAGTCTGCTAAAGAGATGCGTCCCAAGAAACCAAAAGCATCTGAGGTTGATGTCGGGATTATTGAAAGGGCTATTTCAGCCGCTAGCCCTGCTGTTACTGGTCGTATTGGCGCTGGTAGCACTAGAAGCGCTGGGTTTGTTTTTGCTGGTAATATTGCTCGTAATTTAAAAGCTGGTAGTGGTATGTCTGCTGAAGAGGCATCTGAGGTTGTGGACCTTTTAATGGCATCCACGCCAGCCGCAAGAAGAGAAACCTTAAATAGACTTGTTGACTCAGGTAAGTTACAAAAAACTAAAATGGATGCGATACTGTCCGCATTGCGTGGCTATACGCAAGTAGCAGGCGATGTGTTGTCTGAGGCTCCACTTCGACGCACTGTTATCCCATCTGCTGTTGGAATGGGTCTTTTAGGACAGGAATAAATCATGGCTAAGAATAGTATTAGAGATTATGCAAACACTGCCGCATCTAACACGGATGTGCAGAGTCAAAACATTGACGAGGGCTGTAGTCCTGCTGGCATTAACAACGCCATCCGCGAGGTTATGGCTGACTTGGCTGATGTCAATGACGGTACTATTAAGCTGGTGTCTCCGTCCTTTGATGCCGCAACCATTGGCAGCACTGCTATTGACGCCTTTCCGTCTGGCACAAAGATGTTGTTCCAACAGACCGCTGCACCAACTGGTTGGACAAAAGACACTACGCATAATGATAAGGCGCTTCGGATTACAAACGGCACTGTAGGCACTGGCGGTAGCGTAGCCTTTGAGACAGCCTTTGCCAGCCAAACACCTGCTGGCTCTGTTTCTGTTTCTGTTGCTAGTCACACATTGCTGCTCACCCAAATCCCATCTCACAGTCACACCATATCTCTGTTTGACTCATCCTCGCCAGACGGCTCTCCCCGAAAGGTTGCCGCAACAGATGACATTAATGACTCTCGCGGCACTACTGTTTCTCAAACCGCTGGCGGTGGGCAAGGACACGGACACCCCAACTCAACTGGTACGTTTACAGGCACACCCATTGACCTTGATGTCTCCTATGTGGATGTAATTATCGCAGCGAAAGACTAAGCCATGAAGTTGGAGGTCAAGCATAACTGCCCACTCAATAACTTTGAGCCTTGCAAGCAAATGGACTGCGCTTGGTTTATTGAGATTCGCGGTCTGCACCCGCAAACAGGAGAAGAGATTTCTGAGTGGGGTTGTTCCATGTCCATGTTACCTGTGTTACTAATAGAAAACGGAAGGCAGACATCTCACACTGGCGCTGCTATTGAGAGTTTCCGCAACGAGATGGTCAAAGCTAACGAGTTAAATACAGAGATTATGGTTGCTGCCGCTGAGGGTCGTAACCCAAACTTGATAGAGGGCTGATATGACCAAATCAAATATCACTGAATACGACAATACAGCCGCTAACAATACTGACGTTCAGGATGTTCCTTTAGGTGAAAACCTGATGTATCCATCTCATGTGAACAATGCGTTCCGTGAGATTATGGCTGACCTTGCTGACATAAATGACGGCACTGTTACGCTGACTAGCCCTGCTGCTGGCTCTATTAACATTACGGGCAACATCACAGTTGGCGGTACGGTTGATGGGCGAGACATTGCCACTGACGGCTCTAAGCTGGATGGCGTTGAGGATTCTGCTGATGTTACGGACACCGCAAACGTCACTGCTGCTGGCGCTGCTATGCTCACAGGGGCTACCTTTACTGGTAGCATAACCGCCCCTGACGCTACATTCAACGGCACTACGGCAGTTAAACTTCCCGCTGGCACAGACGCACAGCGTCCAACGGGTGTAAACGGGATGCTTCGATACAACTCTGATGACGCTCAGTTTGAGGGATATGCTGACGGTGCGTGGGGTGCTATTGCTGGTGGTGGTGAGACATCGTTTTTGATGTATAACTACACCGCCACTTCTGGGCAAACCACCTTCACTGGCTCTGACGACAATAGCGCAACCCTCTCATACACAGCGTCCAATATAATTGTCACGCTAAACGGTATCACCCTAGAAAACGGCACGGACTATACCGCCTCCAATGGCACTAGCATTGTGTTGACTGTAGGTGCTGCTTCGGGTGACGAGTTGAATGTCATTGCGTTCAAATCCTTTACTGTGTCTGACACTGTTGCTGCCAGCACGGGCGGCACGTTTAGTGGTAACGTAAATGTTCCCAGTCTTACGCTAGAGGATGGAGCTAGTGACTGGTCATTTGAGGTTGTTAGCAATAATCTTATTATTAAGTATGGCGGCACTGGCAAAGCAAAGCTAGATACATCTGGCAACCTGACCGTTATTGGTGACGTTACAGCCTTTGGCACTATCTAGGGGGTCTAAGCAATGGCACTTCCCGCTTCTGGTGCAATATCGTTAAGCGATTTTAATACTGAGTTAGGCAACTCTGCTGGGACGCAGATAAGCCTAAACAGCAGTGATGTTCGTGCCTTGCTTGGAACGGCTGATGGTGCGACTGCATCTTTTTCTGGCTATTACGGCGCATCAAGCAGTGTCGATATTGCTTTGACAATTGCAGCCAACACAAACAATTACAATATCTTTAGCAACAAGGGCGGCACATATGTTGCTGGCAAATCAAACGTCACCCTGACCATTAACAGTGGTGTGGCTGTCGGCTCAACCAGCACAGGCACATACGCGCTTGACACTGGCACGGGCTGGGCGACAGGCGACATCATTACCATCGTCAACAACGGCACAGTCAAAGGCCGTGGCGGTGATGGCGGCGATGGTCACGACTACTCGCAATATCCGTTTGGAACAAGTAATCCATCGCCCCCACAGGGGAATTCTGGCGGCACTGCGGGTGGTTCTGGTGGCAATGCCTTTCGCGCGCAATTCGCCACAGCTTTTACTAACAACGGCAGCGTCTATGGCGGCGGTGGCGGTGGTGGCGGCGGTGGTGGAGAAGGCCCAACCTTAGGTTATAAAGGCAGCACAGGCCTCTCAGGCGGCGGTGGCGGCGGTGGTGGTGCTGGCGTAAATGGTGGTTCTGGTGGTTCTGGTGGGACAGCAATCTTTTACAATACTAGCTCTGGCAATATTAACTATGGAACAGCGTCTTCGGGTTCTTCTGGAACATCATCTTCTGGAGGCGCGGGTGGCGCGGCTGTAACGTCTCAAGCCTTTACTGGAGGCGCTGGGGGGGCTGGCGGAGGTTTAGGCTCTGCTGGTTCTGCTGGTAATGGGTCTGATTTATATGGTTACTCGGGGACATCTGCGGGTGCAAGGGGCAACTATCAGGTCGGCGCATCATTTATCAATTCAGGAAGCGGCATCGGCGGCACAGTCGGTGGCGGAAGTTCATAAGGAATAGACAATGGCAACTTACAAACTTTATGTCTCTGGCTACATCGAGGAAACGCAGCAGCTTTTGGTTTCGTTTTCATCAGACGATACGGCGCGTGACGCGACAGACTATCCTTCGCTGGCGTTTGATGTCGTGCCGTATGGTGAGGCCACGCCCGAAGAAATTATGTCGATGATTGCTAAGACTGCGCCGACCACCACAAGCGATATAGTCACGCAAGAGACCTACACCGACAGCAGCGACAAGGCGGAGGGCTTGAAGGCTCTGGTCGGTCAGGCGTTTAGCTATACCGACGAGGATTTATTCCCAGCAGCATCAACAGGGGTTGAGGAAATATGACCGCGTATGAAGTCACGACACGCGAAGGCGGACGCAGCAACACGCTGACCGATTGGAACTTTGTCGGCAGTCAGGATATTGCTGACAACGACATGAGCGTCACGTTTATTTATCCGCCTGTCGGCACGGGGCGTTTTATGGAGCAGGTCAGCGCAGAGGGTCTGCCGCGCAATGCCAGTGGCGATAAGATACCACACGACACCATCGGCAATGTATATGTCGGCTTTGACAATTATGTGCTGTCATCAGGCCGCGTTACCTACAGCGCGGAGTGGTCAGAGGGCGACATTACAGAAGCGCAAGTGGATGACTATGTGGCTTGGCTGCAAGGCGCAAACTTTGGCAATGACATTGAAAACCTGACACGCACCGACACGACCCTGTCGTGGGATTTCGTGCCGAAAGATGAGACGGGCGGCGATTATAGCTTGGTGCGTTATCAGCCAAACTCGCAGTTTAAAGTGACCATTGCCAGCGATGACACGCGGATGTGCTGCTTCCTGCGGTCACAGAATGAAGGCCATTTGTGGAACGCTGGCAGCTACAGCATACGCGGCGGCGAGAGCCTGACCATCAATAAGTCTGGCAACGAGTGCTACCTGTCTTTTGTTGGTGACATGTTCTCTATTGGCGGCGCGGCAGTTGACGATATGGCTGTTAAGAAATTGACATCTGATAGTATTATAGTTGAAAATACAGGAACGGAAACACGCAAGATTGGCGTGATTTGGAGAGACTAATGAGTAACGCAAGAGAACTAGCGCAAATCCCCAGCACCCCCTCTGGGCGGCGCAACCTGATTATCAATGGTGCTATGACTGTGGCGCAGCGTGGAACTTCAATATCTATCACAAACACAACAGGCTACACATTAGACCGATTTAAGATTGGCAGAGGGTCTAATTATAACTTTGATGTTGACGTAAGCCAGAGTTCTGATGCACCTACTGACTTTGCGAACTCACTTAAAATAGATGTACAGGCAACAGCAACGCCATCCGCAAGTGACAATGCTACTCTTGAATATTTTATAGAAGGTCAAGATTTAACACACCTAAATTACGGGTCTTCTTCTGGTAAATATGTAGTTTTATCTTTTTGGGTAAAGTCTAATAAAACGGGAACATATGGTTGTCAATTTAAACTCGACAGCAACAGTAGAAATTTTACTAATTCTTACACAATCAGCTCCTCTAATACTTGGGAAAAGAAAACAATCACAATAAATCCCGATACAGCAGGAGCAGCTTTTGCCGATAATAATTTGGTTGGCGCAAGGATTATTTGGCATCTTTCTACTGGCCCAGATGATATACTTTCAGGTAATCGTGACTGGACAGCCGATGCTTTATTTAGGTCTGTAACTGGTCAGGTTAATCTTCTTGATAGCACCAGCAATGAGTTCTACCTCACAGGCGTTCAACTCGAAGTCGGCACAGTAGCCACGGAGTTTGAGCATCGCAGCTTTGGTGAGGAGTTGGCTTTGTGTCAGAGGTATTATACTAAGTTTGACTTTCCTCAAACAACACCATTTTTTCTATCTCATAAGCAAACTGGGAATACTGTTCGCTCAACGGTAACAACGCCCGTTCCTATGCGGACAACTCCGACTATAAATGCAAGCGGCCAGCCATACATTCGTTATAACTGGGATAGCGGAAGTAACCTTATTATTGATGACGGAACTAGCTTAACAGTTATTGGCTCTAGTTTAGATGCTAATAGATTTACAGTAAGTAATTCTGATGTAACAAGCGTAGGAAATAATGTCGGTGCTGTGCTTGCTTATGCTGGTGATTTAGAATGTGATTCGGAGCTATAATTATGAATGAAATGAATATCACATCAGCGCAATATGTCGAAGAAGACGGTGTTAATACTTCAATTAAAGCAACAATAGATGGCAAAGGCTTGTCTGTCCCTATTGATGCTGGCAACCGCCACTACGATGAAATCATGCGCCAAGTAGAAGCTGGAACTTTAACAATACAGGAAGCAGAATAATGGAAACTATTATCACATACATCACAGCTATCGTGGCAGCAGCCTCGGTGATTGCTAACGTCACACCATCAATGCGTGACAATGAGATTCTCGCAAAGATTGATGACTTCATTCAGAAGTTAGCTATAAATCTTCGTAAGGATAAATAAAATGTCCACGCAGGCGCAGCTTGAGGCACACGAAAGAGAGTGTGCTATGTTCCGCAAACTGGTCGATGCCCAGTTGAAAAACCTTCATTGGCGCATTACTTGGCTGTCGGTTCTTGGTGGCACTATGATGTCTGCAATCTTTGGCACAGTTATTACTATTCTCTTGAAGATGAGTTAGGATGCGTCATGCGCTTGATTGTTGCTGCGCTTTTGCTGGCTGCCACGCCTGTGTTGGCGCAGAATGAGCAGACTGGCGACCTGAACACGAGCAACCTAAATAGCACTGTCAGCAGTAACAACCCGTCAACCTCTACCACAAACAATTACAATGGCGCTGGTGCGGCATCTAATGTCACGCCACCGCCTACCGCTGTGTCGCCTAGCGCACCGTCTGGTGGCTCTGAAAGCTGCCTGATAGGGCGTGGAATGGGTGTGCAGGTCAATGTGCTTGGCTTGTCTATGGGCGGCTACAAGCAGGATGCAGAGTGCAACAGGCGCAGAGACGCAAAAGCCTTGAAAGAGCAGGGCATGTCTATTGCATCTGTGGCTAGGCTGTGTCAATCTCTGGAGACTTGGAAGGCGATGTTTGCTAGTGCAACACCCTGCCCAATATCGGTAAATGGCAAGCTCGTTGTGGGTCGAGCGGCTACCCTTCTTATGAAGCGCGACCCTCTGACTTTCATACCTGATTACAAAAAACGTAAATCATACTATGACAAAATCCTACGAATTGGTGAAAGCGATGATGAAGAAGATAGCAATTCTAACCTCAGCATTTCTGAGCGTTTCCGCAGCACAAGCAGAGACGACGATTGATAACCTAGTCAATGCCAGCAAGACCATTGCAGCCAAGCTAGAGCAAGGCCGATACGCCGTGTATGGCGCAGAACACTACGCCTCAGTCGGCGGCATCATCGACTACAGCGCAGTGGATGACGAGCAATACATCATCAATGAGGGCGACATAGCTGCCTACAGTGAAGCGCTGGAGGTTGTTCGTAACACATTGTATTACACCACCAAGATGGCCTTGGAAGAGAAATATGAAAATTCAATGGTCAAGGTATCTGAGGCCGTAGATAACTTTATTGTCGCCAGTGTGCAGCTTGGTGTTGTCGAAGAGGTTGCTGATAAGGCTGAAGTGGCGCAAGAGACAAACAGTGTAGAAGACCAGATTGCCGTGCAAGAATATGTCGAGCAGAACGACGTAAGCATTAGCCAAGAGACAGTGGTGGAATACAATCAGTCGATTGAGGACATTGCTGTCAATGCGCGTGATGCTGGCGCTTTCTTGGCTGCGTCTAAGAATGAGCAGTTGACCAGCATCTCTGACCAACACGCCCAAGACTATGGCAACTCTATGGCTGAAGCCTCTATTTCCTACTCTGCTACCAATGACATACTGAGTGTGCAATGGGCTACCAATGTCGGGCATATTGAGTTCCACGACTTCTTGATGGGTGACTATGTGACCGCCAGTGAAGTGCTGGGTCAGGGTGAAGCTATCTACAGTGACCAGCAAGCGTATATGTACCAATGAGCCTAGAAGATACTGAACTTAAAATAGGCGGCACTAAGCTGCGCGGCGTATGGATAGCCATTGTGTTGTCTATCGCCACGACTATGGCTGGTGGTATCTGGGCAGTGGCAGAGTTCTACGGACGCATAGAGGCTGTAGAGGCGGCTGTCTCTGGCAATGGTGACACGGCAGAGAAGCTCACCGTGCTTGGCACGAATCTCGAAACGATTATGGAAAACCAAAAGCAGTTGCTAGACCTGCGTGACCGCATCGCAGACGTAGAGAACACGACAACTGCTAACGACATTCTGGTTAAACAATTTGACGAGAAGGTCAAATCAATCGACAGTAGATTTGGAAAGATAAACAGGGAGATAGATGACTTGTGGCGCGGGTTAGACGCAGCGAGTAATCCTTTAAAATAGTATGGCCTTTTCGACTGTGCGTAATGCAGTACAGATTGGAAGAATCGGTGAGCTACTGGCTCAAGCGGTCTTTGAGGAGAATGGCTACAAGACGGCTCGTGTAAATCACGAGGGCTTTGACTTAATTATCTTTGACGATGAGGGTGAGAACTACCGCGTCGAAGTCAAGGCGTGTTCCACTAGGGACGGATACAACCACCGATACCAGTTTATGACCAGTCGCGGTAGCAAGACTAAGCGCATGATGACTACATCAGATGCAGACATCATCTGCTATGTTGCTTTAGATATTCGCCGCTGTGTGATAAGATGCACAAGTACAATTTCTAGGAAGAAGACAACCGTAAAGACATCAGAGTTTGAGCGGCAAGAGTCTTCAATGATAAACGAAGCCTTGTGCAAGGTTAGGAAAAGACGATGTTAAAGATGCTATTAGGGCCAGTCGCAAATATCGCTGGAAACTGGGTTGACGGTAAGGTAGAAGAAACCAAAGCGAAAGCAGCAGTCAAGGTAGAGAAGGCAAAGGCGGATGCTGAAGTTCAAAAGCGAGTTGCTACAGGGGAAATCGACT